GCATTCCAACCAAAAACAATTGGATAATCTACTTTATTAATTTTTATTGTATTCATATAATAAGGGGTTTTAATGGTTTTTATGCCACGGTTGCTTTTGTTAATGCGCCATCACCAGTTAATGATATTGAAAATGTTACTTTATCACCGTTTGGTGCATCCTTAGTAATAGATTCAATATAACAAGATCCGGTAAAATAGATATCGCCTGTTTCTTCGGTCGAAAATTTAACGGTAATTGCTGTTCCGGCAACCCATTTATCAAATAATTCTTCGAAACCATGCGTTGCATCATATGCAACCATCCCATCAACCGATATATTCCAATCTTTGATGTCGGGTAATTTCTTTGCCCAACCGCCCGAATCTTTATCGCCGATATCGATCATTGCGGTATTTAGTGATAATGAACATGACGACGAATGCGAAATTGCGTCGGTTCCGTCATAGACTAAAATGTCTTTTCCTAATACATTGCCAGTTGTTGCCATAATTTTATGATTTTAGATTAATTAATTTTTAGTTTTTATTTTTTTACTTCTTTTTTTGGTGCTTTCTCCGGTTTTGTATCGGCGGTTTCAACATTTTCGGGTTCGTGAGTTGCTTTTTCTTTAAATTCTTTGATTTTATCGGTTGCCTTATCGATAAAATTCAAAGGGCGCGCGGCCTTTTTGTCGATCAATTTCAAACCATGTTCGTTTGTAACTATCATTCGCCGGCCTTTTTTAATAATTCGGCCGCTTTCTTTTTTATAATCTTTAGTTAAAATTATTACCATGATTTTATGATTTTTTATAAATTATATAATCGCTTGCACGATGGTATACGCGTGTTTGATCTTCGTATAAATCGATGCTATTATTATGTTCAATATATATTTGCTGGCCTTCAAATGTGCCGGAATAGCCATCTAGCTCGGTTTTTATTGCATTATCGAGTACGGCGGCTTCTTTGTATGTTTTTGCAAATGTTGAAATCTGAACAGTTATAAAATTTAGTTTTGAAACTTCCTGTTTTGTTGGGTTTGGCTTATCGCCAACAATAAAAGCAGTACAAGCGGGTAAATTAACGCCCTGCGGAATTACAACCGCATATATTTGTTCGGTTGCTGTAATAATATCTATGATAGCTTGTAATATCATATTGCGCGGCGTTTATTATATTTATTAACTGTTTTTTGAAATACTGTTTTTATTTCGATGTAAAAATTGTTTTTTACTTGTTCGATTGTTTGATTAATTGCCGGCCGCATAAATGGTCTTGCAGCTTGTGGCGCGCGATATTGGCCGCCTGGTTTAATTTTAGCAACCCAACCAAACGCCGGGTTTGCATTATCGCGTTTAAATCCTTGTTTGCGGCTGCGTTTTATTCCACTGGTACCAAATTCAACGAATGGTGCAATCCATGCAATTGCTTTATGTTTACCCTTTGCGCGTGGTCCAACATAAATTGTTGGATATTTTTTTGATCGACCGGTTATATTTCCAATCGATGCGGCTAATGATTTCGAATAAGATTGAATATTTGATTTTGCCGCACGAATCATTGGCTTTGAAGATCGCCGCCATGTAGCCAATATATGTTTTCGCCTTACCTTGTGCGGTAATTCGTTTAATATTTGGTTAATTTCCTTAACACCTAAAATTTGTATGTTAATATCTTGTGCCATTATTGATTATCAAGTATTTCAGCTTCGATTATTAAATATTGATTGCGGCCAACCACTTTTGGCGGTCCGGTAATGTTGTAAATATTATTATCGCCATCTAAAATTCGCATTGCGGCGGTTATTCCAATTTGATAATGGATCGTAAAAACATTGTTTGCGGATCCAATAATTTGATCGTTGTTTTTGGATTCTTTAACACTGGCATAATCCATTTTCGCCCATGCTGTGCAATGAGATACCCAATTTTCAACACCTTCGTGAAATTCGTCTTGTGTTGCCGGTTGGTTTTTTTGAATGGTTATATGTGTATCGAATGTACCTATCATACAACGGGTTTTATATATTTGGCCAGTATTAACCGGCTTGTTTTTGTCGTTTCTGGTTTTTGCTGTAAATCGTCGCGGTAACTGTAAAGGTTTCCAACGATTAATTTTATAGCGTGTTTAAATGCTTCTGGTACTGCGGCGGCGTTGGCATAACCGGCAACAAAGGCAATTTCAATTGCATTTGGTCGGTCGTATACATCGGGCCATTCCTGATCCGTTTTTAAATCAATTATTGCGGGGTTTGTTCGAACTTCGGACCGGTAAACGCTTGTAGCAAGTGTTTGTTGGTCGTTACTAGTATCGTAATATTTTATCGACGTAATCGATGCAACGGGTAATTTATCAATCTTAATTTTAGTGGAAAATGTATCTAATAACAAAGTCCAGGTTGCCGGTAAAATCTGTTTATCGGTGTAATCCTGTATTGTTTCGATTGCGGCATTTTGGAGCAAATCGATATAATCATTATCTAAATCGTGTGTAACCCTCAAATGCGCTTTTAATTGCGCCGTTGTTAATGGTTTTTCGGTTGCCGCTGTTGTTAAAATGTATTCCACTGCTTTTTTAATTAAATAGTGAACAATTAAAATTTCAAAGAATCTTAGATCCTGGTTAATCAGGATCTAAGATTTTAGAGTTTATTTATTTTCGGTGGCGGGTTTTAGGTTTGATTTATCGCCAATTGCATTATTTGCAAAATCTTTTACTTTACCCAAAATGCCTTTATTTCCTTCGGTTGCACCTTCTTTTATTTCGGGTTTGGTCGGTTCCGGTTTGGCTTCTTTGCCTGTTACTTCGGTAACGATCTTTGTTTTGCCTTTATCGCCAATTTCAACAAGCTCGTTAAACTTGCTTTTTGATATTTCGCAAATATCGCCGGCGTTATATCCAAAACCGTATGCGGTGCCGGATCGATGCCATTTAACTTTTATTGTTTTTTCCATTCCATTGGGGTTTTAAAAATTTAACTCTTTTCACCACCACAACCCCGCATTTATTACAGTGCGGGGCGGTGGTAATAAGAAAAAATATGTTTATGCAGTTAAAACATCTTTCATTGCAGCGAAGGAACCCGCATGCCCAACCGCAACATCTGCGTATGTATTAATTACTAATCGCAACATACCGTTTGTTGCTTGCGAATAAGGATCTGCGATAATTTCCATTCCTGACCACATACCAATTAGTAAATCGGCAAAGTTTCCAAATATGATTGCAGAACAAACATCCTCAGACGTTCCCTTTGTTAAATCACTTGGTACGGCATTTGTTACTGCTGTTTTATAACCGTTTAATGTGTTCAAAATACTTTCCCAAATCATAGTTTCAGTAGATGCAACCTTTGGTGTTGTTTTTAATGCTCCACGTGTTACCGCGTTAAGCAAATAACCCATTTTACCAACATCGGCGTTTGCTGCTGCAACTGCAGATTCAAGACCTACAATATGCGACCAAGCAGCGGCCAAACCATTTGTACCACCCGCAACGGAACCAATACCCGTAACATTTAAAATACCTTCCGGTATTGGAGCAGTACCCGAACCGTTTATTGCAGCGGCTTCGATTGCAGTTTTGATGGCATTAACAAACTGACGACGTACTCTTGCTTCTACACTTGACGATGTTTGAAGTAATAAAAGGTTTGAAATATCGGTATATGTACCAAGGCGTTTTGGTGTCAAATCAACTGTACCCACTGTTGGCGAAGTTTCTGCACCGTCGTCGGTTTCACCTTCCCAAGTTGCAGCCGCCACGGATGCTTCAGTTGGAAATTTTACTTTCCCTTTTAAACCTGGCATGAAATCCGCGCCTAATTCAGTTAACACAAGTTTATTACCCAAATAGCCGATAAAATCGCTTATTTCAGTTGGTACCGCGTACCCACCTTCGCCCGCTGTTCCGGCTGTCATATCTCTTTTTTCAGAATTTGGATCTATAATCATTCGTGGAATTACAATTCCATTACCAGATAATGCAACGCCATCTTCAATTGCCTGTTTTCTGGCTTCTTGGTCCATTTCCGCTTCAAAACCTGCTAATGGCTTATTTCCGCCGACTGAACGTAAGACATTCATAAAACTGTAATTTCGTATTGTCTCTTCTTCTTTTTTCTTTTCAGTTTCACCAATTGCATGGCGTGCTTCGCGTTCTTCGATTGCTTCGCGTTCTTCAAGTTCTTTAATTTGAGGTACTAACTTTTCGCGTTCTTCTTTGGCCTTATCGTATTTGGTTTTTTCATCATCGTTAAATAAACGATTTTCGGCCTTTGCCGTATTATGTAAACCTAACATCTCAGCATCGAACGCTTCGCGCTGTTCAATAAGAACTTTAGAAGTTAAAGCATTCATACCCATAATACCCAAAGGCATTGGAATAATTTGCATAATTTGCATTGCTGCAGCTCCGATCATTGGATTAACACCCAAAACACCGGCAAAAATTGACCCTATTATGGCCAAAAAAAGTGTTGATAAAATTAAACTTGTTTTCATAATTCTAAATTTTTAATTAAACATATAATTACCCTTTAACCCATTGGCCAGGGTCGATTTTATTTATTTTTAAATTCCTAATTTAATTTCGCGTTCGCGTTCTTCAATTTCGCGTTGTATTTCTTCGGCGGTTGGTTGGTTGCGTTCTTTTTTATATTCATCAAATGAACGTTTTGCAACATCGACTTCGGTATTTAAATATGCCGGATCTGTTACCGGTGAAACATCAAAAATTTCTTTGAATTTTATAATGGTTCGTATATCGTCTTCGCCTTCTTTTTCTTCCCACTGATCAATGCTAATAATAAAAGCAAACGAACTATGTTGTATATTTTTTAATCGTATGTTTTCCAAAAGATCGTTACCCAAAGTTGTGTTTGGTGCATCGAATGAATATTTTAAACCAATGGTATCGATTTCTAATTTTAAGGTATCGGCATTTTCGTTTGAACGTGCCAATATTAAATTGCCATCGTGATTAAATAAGGCTTTTACATCTTGTGTTGATAAATCAATATCACTAAATGCATCAGCATCGATTATTTCAGTAAACCAACCAAGGGATCGCGACATTGAATTAAATTTACATGCATAACCTTCGATTGTACGGGATTCATTATCGCCATCGGCTGCGCGTAATTCAATTGGCATATTATATATGCGAACTTCTTTTTTGCCGGTTTTTGTATCATTTGTTTTTTGTGCCATCACTCTGTTTTTTAGATAATAACTGTTCAATTTTTGCATCAAAATACTGGTCGATTTTATCAACTGGTATCGAGTTCAGCGGTATAAAACGTTGGTCGCCGCCTGGATAAATATTTTCACCTTCTAAGCTTCTAATATCATTAGCAGAATAAACGCCAACGCCTTGCATTCCTTTGTAATATTCCATGCGCGATTTTGCATCGCCACGCATTAATGCATTCAAATTAAATTTTAATGATATGTGTGCTTTTTCGCCGGCGGTTATTAATTTACTTTCAAAGGCCTGTTCAAAACGTTTTGCCCATGGTCGGATTGAATCGCCTACGTGTTCAATGCTCATTTGCTCAATATTGGAGAAAGTCGCCTTTTCAAGATCATTAATTTTGTGTGCTTTTACTCTGAATATACCGGCAATTTCAGAACGTGAATATTTTTTTGTTTCAATAAATTGTGCATCGTCTGGCGGTATTCCAATTGATTGATATTTTAACCCTTGGCCCAATACTGCGGTTTGATGTGCATTGTGCGGGCCTTGGCTGTATTTTTCGTTCCATTTTTCGGAATATTCTTTTATTTGTGGCTCAGTTAGCCGCTGTTCTGACGTTAATAAACCATTCAGCGATGCACCATTACTAAACAATGTATTGCCATAATCTTTTGCAGCTAAACCGCCGCCGATTGTTTCGCGATGTAATTGAATCATTGGCACACCGGCAACACCATCGTATGAAGGGCCGCAAATGTGTATAATATCTTCGGAACGTATTAATTTTTCTTCTTCTTTGTATTTATACCATAATCGGCGATTGATTAAATAGTATCTTATTTTTGTAGGGTGTATTATTTCAAGTTCGGCGGGTTGGTTTTTACCATTGCGGTGTATTCTTACATAAGCATTACCCCATAAATTAGCCATTGCGGCCAAATTATCGTAAAATGTAAATGGGGTTTGGTAATGGTTTGGTTTATTATGTATTAAATCATACAGATAGTGATTGTATAATTTTGTTTTAGTACCGGATTCGGATTTTATTACTTCCATTGGCACGCTTGCCAGATCTTCGGAAATAACGCGAACAGAGGAAAAAACGGCCGATAATCCCATCGATGTATCAGCCGTTACACTAACCCCCGAAAGTGTTTTGCCGAATAATTCGGGTAAAACATCCCTTAATGATTTAACATCTGTTAATGTGAAATTGCGGTTTTCGCGCTTATTTATGGATCCTAAAAAACTTCGTATGGACATATTACATATTTAGATATTGCAATAGTTACTAATGCAATATTAAATATGTTTATAATGCATATCAATAATAGAAATATAAAACGGTGTAAATGATTATAAATAGTACTATATCAATTTTTTCAATTTGCTTTTAGATCAATATATATGCATTATACACATGGAAATATGCAATATAAACAAAAATCGATCGTGCTTACATGAAAAACAATTGACCACCGCCGCCGCCATCGGCTTGTGCTGTTAAATATTCGCCGTAAGCCATTACCAGTGCAACCGGGCCATCGACTTTTTCGGAAGATTTACGTTTATCGATTTTAATATTATCGGCCGGATCTCTTGCAATTGCAATATTACCAAACTGCCAACGATCGACCGGATGGCCGCCGTGGTTTAATTTACCATCTAAAATTAATTTTTGTATTCCTTTGGTTGGTGTACTCATTGAAACAAAACCCTGACCAAATGCCGACATTTCAACACCGGATTCCATTAAATCAATAACCAATTGTGTAGAGTTGTACCGGTCGAATGCGATTGATTGCAAATCGAACATATCAATTATTCCGGGTTCCTTGGTTTTCTCGCCATATTTGGTAAAACCGGTTATACGTGCAAATATATGGTTGTAGTCGGTTACATTTCCGGGTGTCAATTCAATAAACCCGTCTTTGGTCCATACATCATAATTTACATTGTCTTTTTTAATTCGTTGTTTATATGACATTTCCGGCAACCAAAAGAAACTTAATACATCGAAACGTTCATTATCTTCGTCAGGAAATATCAATTTTAATGATGTTGTATCGTTTACACTGGCCAAATCCAGACCGCCCCAACATTTACGGCCTTTTAGTTTTTCAATATCGATTATGCCGGCGCATCTCATATATTCTTTATCAGAAATCCATGTTTTTGCAGCATCAACCCAAAGATTAAGATTTTTAGTTTGAAACGATACTAAATTTGTTGAGTCGTTTTTTGCATCGATAAATAAATCGTTCATCATATCGGGCTTTACTGATATACCATAATTTGGATTTGCCTTGGCCCAATTTATCGGATCTTCCCAATTGTCGTTTTCGTCCAATGAATAGATTATTGCAAAAAAATTATCTTGTTGTAAACTTCCATCTAAAATTTTGATTGCTGTTTTATCCATTTGAAAACATGGCCCGTTTTTGTTGTAACCCCGTGTTGTAATAACCAATATTAAAGGTTGCGGCCGTGCAACCATTGCGGTTTTAATATTGTTATAAAGTTCATCGGTTTTGTGTGCGTGGTATTCGTCAACAATTGCAACATGCGGGTTTTTACCTTCGAAGGTGTCGGCTTCACTTGATAAAGGTTTTATAAAACTGGCCGTTTCTTCGAACGTTATTGATGTTTGGAATAAACCAACATATTGATTTAATGCCGAACGTTTTAACATTTCTTTGGCAAATGTAAATACTTCTTTTGCCTGTTCGCGGGTTGTGGCGGCCGTGTATATTTCTGCAGATTCTTCGCCATCAACTAAAAGGCCTTTTGTACCAATAAATGCCGCGTATGTCGATTTCCCGTTTTTTTAGGTATTGAAATATAAGCCTGTGTAAATCGTCGGTTGCCGTTGGCGCGCTCAAAACCGTATAAATTCCATGTAATGAATTGTTGCCATGGTTCCTGGATAAATGGCATATTTGCCGATTTACTTTTAAAGTGCTTTAAAAGAGTTGAAAACTTAATTGCTTTTAATGCTTTCTTTTCGTTAAAGTAAATACCGCGCTTTTCGCCATTCTCGCGATCGTCGAAATACCGTTTACATGCATTTTTTACAAATTCACATGCAATTATTTTACCTGATATTACATCGTCGGCGTATTGTTCTGCGGGGTGTAACTTTTTTTTAGCCATTTAGAAACTCTTTTAAAATGTTTGGTTTGTCGTCGCCTGGAATTATGCTTAATCTGGCCCGCGAAACAGGATTAAAACCAAAATCCGATGCCATTTTATTGGTTAATGTTACCATATCTTTGTACATTTTGATATATGGGTTTTCAACATAACCGGTTACAAAACCTTCTTCGTTGAAAATTTCCAAATAATGACCTTTCTTTTTTATTTCGGTCATGCATGTAAAAATTAAATCCATATTATTGGCATATATCGCCAATTGTTCTAAATCCAAATCGTTTAAAAGATTTAAATTTAACAGTTGGTTGGCTTTCTGTTTAAAAATATCCTTTGCGCGTTTCGTTTTTAATACTTTTAATTGCGATGCATTGGTAATTGCGGTTTTATCAGTTATCGAATCCGGTTGTTGATTGTTATTTAATCTACATGGTTGATCTGTGCCGCGCATGGCTTTAATACTATCCGGTGTTTTTTTTCTTCCACTCATAAGGTTCTGGCTTCTACGTTTTTTATAAAATCGCGATAAAAAACAAAATTTTCTTTGCTTTTATCAATGGTTATATTTTCAAATCGTGGGTTGTTTGTAAAGTTCATGGATCCAACAAAATTTAAATAACCGCTTTTTTGTTCGATACAAATAAATTTTGAATGGTTCCGGCAAAGTTTAATTTTTACTTTGCCTTTAAAAATTTTATATGCTTCTGAGGTTATTAACCATTTTGATGTATGAATCGAACTAAGCAACAAAATACATTCATCGATTTGATTGTTGTTTACTATTTCAATAAATGCATTTATACCGGCCGGCGAAATTGAAAATGTACTAACATATAAATTTTTAACATCGGCAATTATTGTTTTTATAATACTTGGCGAATCGAATTTTTTTGATATTAGATTAATCGATGTGCAATTATCTAATTCAGCAATTAATTTTTTAATTTCAATTACATCGTTTTCGATCTTGTTTGCATTTTTCCATTTGTGCCGATTGATTTTTTTGTATAGTTTATTTTCAACCTGTTCGGTTTTGGTTATCACTTTATTTTTTAAAGTAACACCCTTAAAAAAACCATCTGATATTGGATTACTATTTTTTTTCATTTCATTTCAATTTGCACGCATGCACAAAAGTG